TTCGACGAATGTTGTTCCATTACTTAGCACAAACGATGTGACGGGTGAGCCTGTTTTTGCGGTGACAGTGCTTGAAACGGTGTCGGAGAGGCTTGTTTGGAATGTCACGGCGGTATCATGCTCGACAGCGATTGTAGCGTTTTGACCGCCTTCTGTGCTACGCATTGAACTGATTTCCACTACACCATCACCAGTGTCGCTGTTGGCGAGAGCCAAGAACTCTTCATGCACCTTGAGTGATGTATTGGATGAATCGGCGGATTCTACCGTCAGTGAACCAATAGCAAGCGCACCTTTACTGAATGCTGGATCCTTATTGACGAGCGCACCGATGTTTTCGGCGGTTGATTTATGATCAAAGTCGGCTCTCCACTTAGTCTGTGAGTCATCTCCCTCGGCCAATACAGCCACACCGTTTGCACCGGGGCAAAGAAGTATAGATTTGCCGGATAGGGCACCAAAGTCTGCGACTCTTAGGGAAACCCTCGCACCAGCCATCTCACGGTAGTAGTCACCTTGCCATGCTCCCAGTTTGAGAATGCGTTGAACCGCACCTCTCTTCAAGAATACAGCACCGACATAATCCGTATAATAACGGCGACGGAATGGTTTGAATGTGGTGAAATTGAGGTATTCTTCACCTACAAGGCGTGGTCGCCAAGCATGACGACATACTTTGTCGATGTAGTCTTGACGCTGGCGAATAAGAGTTTCCACATGGCTTTTCTTTACACCACGCTCGTTGCTGTTGGTGATAGCCGACTGATGTTGAACAGACGCACTGTTGGCTGTGGTGAATGACTCACTACCTACCTTTGCGGCAACCAAAAAGATTTGTCCGGCTGAACCAACAGACTCTATGGCAGTAATGGTGTATGTTATGCCCATAGCATTGGCATTGTCATAAACAAGAATACTTTCGGTGGCGGCATAGCCCCACCTTCGATAGTCAGCCCCAGTAATAGGGAACTTGATGTCGTTTCCAACAATACTGCTGTTTCCAGCGAGTGACACTGGATCGGGTAGTGGTAATTGAAGATAGTCAGCAACCTTTTCTACGGTGGTATAGACTAAATCTTCGGGGTAAAGGGGTGCATCGGGGCGATGTCCGGGTGAAAAAGCACGGGGCATTCTAAACTACCCTCCGGCCCATAGAATGACCGCCGAGGTTGAATGTCATAGCGTTTCCGCAAGCACCACATTTAGGCACCCAGCAAAAGTGCAAACAACCGCACGACAAACATCGGGTTCCCGACCCTATGTTTTGAATATCATGTCGGTCACTTTTTCGCAAAGCAATCCGTTTTTTAGTAGCGTGGCGCATATTTTCTTCGGAGAATGGGCTATCGTCTTGCGTCACTGACGAACGATTAGCATGTTTAATTTCGGCCATTCGGACTTGGCGTCTTCGCTCAATGTCCATGACCTCTCCGAGATCAATGTCTTCGATTTCCATTCTTGGCATGAGAATCACCTCAAAAGGCGACTTCACCGACCGCCGGTCACTTGAACTTTGAGGGCTGTGATACCCTGTAAATTGGTTCCGTTAGCAACCTCGATAAGTAGTTTTCCGCCAGCAGTAGCCGCCGCACCTTCAAGCACTTCCGCCCCACTTGCTTGGGTTGATGTTCCAAATACGGTCACTATCTTGTTAGTATAATCATATTCATAGACATAACCAAGCATTTGGCCGTTTGAAAGGATTTTAACTTCATCGACTTGGCCTATGCCAGCCGCCGCACCAGCGTCCAATGGTTCTCCACCTGCGGAGTATGTTCCCGTAAAAGCAAGACTCAAATATGCTGTTATTTTAGATCCGCTTACATTATTTCTTCCGTCTTTTGTCGCTACTATTGCCATGATGCTCATTCCTTGGGGGTAGGTTACTCATTAAAAGGATTGCCTACGAATACACCACAACCAACCGAATTGTTCCGGTATCAGCCGCCCAAGCGGAGGTCGTGGTGAGTGTGAAACGAACTGTGCCGCAAACACGGCCAGTCCAAGGGACAACGGTAGCCATAGCGGCTCCGCCTCCAACATTAGGTGCGGTAGGGCTACCACTGTGTCCATTGACACCGACAGAACTTGCGAGAATAATTTCTCCGGTTGCACCACCTTCGGATGTTTGAAAAACATAGGGTGCTGGTGCGGCGGTTGTATAGTCGATGTTTCGGATTTGGGTGATATAAGGTAGGACTGTCGTCGCACCTGTCTGTGTGACATCAGCCATCCCAATATCGAACTTTCCTTGAACTACTTGAGTATTGGTGTTTGTTCCCAATTTACTACTTGTATTGTCTAAAAAAATGGTATGTGCTTCTCCGTTCATAGGAATGTCGGCACTTACAACAGTTTGTCCTGCAAGATCCGCTTGTAAGAACTCATAGACAATGCGATTAACACGGGTGCGACCAGCATAACGGGCTTCGCCGTCATATATGCTTAAGCCGCTTAATGCCATTACTCATCACCTTTAGAGGTGAGTGCATCGGCTCTTTGAGCGAGAATTGCTTTGGTGTCAGCCTTAGAAACACTTTGTCCTCTTGCCTTCATCCATTCAACCATCCCAGCCCTTGTCCACGAATTGTCGAAAGCCTCCACTTCTGTGGTGACTTCTTCAACCGCTTCAATGGCTTCAATCATCTTCTCGGTTTTTACAACAACCGCTTCTTCTTTCGCCAGATCAATAACTTTCCACTGTGGGTAGTTATCGCCTTTGAATTGCTCAAGAAGTTCGATTGGAACATCTGTCCGTTCTGTGCCTCTCGCAAATCCGAATGTGGTATTGCCAGTAGAGAACTCGACATATGGGCGGTCGCCAATATATTTGAGAGTAGCCATACTTAATCCCTCCACCTTCAACGGTAAAGGAAGGCGATGCGATAAGTGGTGTCCTTTGCATTGGTTCCTGCGCCGGTGAACTTGATCTGTGTAGTGTTTGAGATGTTTCCAGCCACAGGGATTGCCGAAGCGGCTCCTGCCGTTCCGTCCTCTTCTGCACTTGAAATAATGCTCATAACTGCAAGCAATTCAGTTCCACTCACTGGGTTGGCGGCGAGAGCCAAGTCATAGACAGTGGCGGCATCGCCATCATCAGCAACGAGTTCGATAACAGCCATGCTCATTGTTCCCACTGCGGCGTTTGAGCCGATAGGGGATTGAAGCCATGCTGTGCTGTCTGCTGGACTACCAGCCCAAAGGCGGGTGTCAAGTATTGCGGTCGGTGTTCCTTTTACATTAGTATTTGCCATTCAAATCATCTCCATATTTTGTTCATAATCAAGACAAGTCACGCACTTTGCCGCTTGCTTTGAAGAAGGTAGCCATGAGTTCGCCCATTGTGTGGAACATTCCCATTTGTCCAAGACGGTTGATACCGAAAGGATCTCCGGTTTCAATTCCGCTTTCGTGGTAAAGAGTAGGTTTTGCAGTAGTGAACCAAAGGTAGTCTGTGTCCAAGAAGTAAAGGCGGGATGAACCACCAGTGCCCTTGTGAACATCCTTAGAAGGAATGATTGGCACACCGTTGTAGGTTGCTACCATAAATCCACCTTGAATACCCGGAACACCTTTGACTCCATTGACTCCCGGAACAACACGCTTCATCTCAACGAATCTTTGTTGAGGTTGTAGTAATTGTTGGATAGTTTCAAGAGTATCGTAACCAGTAAGGATAACCTTTGGCTGGCCACCTGCTTCCCAAACACTGCGGAACATTCCGTCAAGAATGTTGAGTGTAAGCGCACGGTCAGTTCCGTTGTTTGCACCAGCATCGACTTGAGCGTCATACCATTGTTGAGAACCTGCACCTGCACCATTACGGGTAAGGTTGTAGATGTTGTGATCTGTAATTGCGCTCACATCACTAAAGTTAGCAGTTTCAACGAAAGACGAAGAAGTGATTCGGTCAAGAGACTCGAAGTCGTTTCCAGCAGGAGTATCAATGTCAGCAAGAAGCATTTTATTGATATGTTCTGTGTGGTGCTTTGCCATTTCCATTTTGATAACAGCCCGTGCATCGCCCAGTCCATCATCCTTGTCTGCCAAGAACATGGCAGTTTCGGAGAGGTCGAAGGAATGTGCAACAGTCTTTGGCTTGGTTGATACATGCTCAAAGGTTGGCTTGGTAGTTTCCGGTAGGGTTGCATTTTCACCAACACCGCCGCCTTTCGTAATGTCCGGCTTTGCTGTGGTTACTCTCCATCCACTCTTTTCCCAAGGCTTCTTAGGTAGTATAGAGAATGCGTTGAACTCTTGGTTCAATTGCGACCAAACTTTGCGACCGAAGATCGCTTGGTAAG